CGACTCACAGACTGGAAGAATGGCCACCGCACTCCATCATGGTGGTCCCACCAACTTAAAGACGAACGCCGAAAACTCGAAAAGATTAGAGATGTAAAAACCCGTCTCTTCACTATGGCTCCTGTCGACTTCACCCTGGCTTGCCGCGCTCTCACAATGCATTTTTCTGCGGCCTTCTATCGAAACCATGCTCGTTTTTATTCTACTGTCGGAATAGATCCGGATAGCACTACCTGGACAGCCCTCTACCAGCGTTTACAAACCGTCGGAACGCACGGAGGTGACGGCGACTACGGTCAATACGACGGCACCCTGGACCCGGATTTGATTTTTGATGCTTTCTCCCTGATTGCTGATTGGACTATTTCCCACAACTCCTCCGAACTATATGATGTCTCCTTTGGCACCTTTATCATTTCTTTTACCCGATATGAGCTTCGCAGGGCCTTCATGATGATGGCGAGCGAAGTTGTTCACACCACCCAAATTGTTTTCAACTGTTTGCATCGTAAAGTGCAAGGGAACCCTAGTGGTAACCCGTTGACAGTGATCCTGAACACGATTGTGGGCGAGATGTATTTAATGCTTGCATTTTCTAAACTATCTCGTTCCAACCAACGTTCGGATTTGCTGCCGAAGGATTACTTCAAGTTGGTTTCTGATGCCATTTATGGTGACGACAACATGTATGCAATATCCCCCGAAATCATAACCTGGTTTCATCCCAACTCCCTTTCTCAGTTCTTCGCCCAGAAAGGAATAGAGTACACCACAGCTGATAAAAGTGGCGAAGAACAACACACCAAACCCATAACCGAACTCCGATTCCTCAAACGAGGTTTCGTTCCCCACGCAATGTACCCGAAATTTTACAATGCACCCATTGATCTGGACACAATCTATGAGCTTACCAACTGGATTCGCGAATCGCCTGATAATACAGCGCAAATGTACGAACAATTGGATAATGCTTTGCGGTTTGCCCGAGCTCACGGAAAGAAGTTCTATAGCAGTTTTCTCGACCAAGTAAACTCTGCGCTCTCAGAAGTTGGGATGGCCCCCGTGCCTGACGCTTTTGATAGTATGGAGCATAACTGGTTGGAGCAGTTTTGGCATTAAGTTGCCTTAATTAGTAAGGGCTGGCTGTGTCGCTGCTGAGTAAGAAGTGGTCATCCACGTACACCCAGTATTCTATGACTTTGTCAAGATAGGATCCCCATTAATTTGGTTCACCTAGCACACGGGCCCTTAACTACTTTAGTTTATTATTAAATTTAAATTTTTTAAAAAAAAAAAAAAAAACACGCG